CCCTATGTCTGCAGCGTCAATTACGATGACAGAGTCGTCGCCATCGAATATGAAGTCATAACGAGTTACTCCACACTGACCTAACCAAACCGTGATCATACCCCACTGAAGCACATTATTCCCAAGTGCTGTGTTCATGTCTCCAGACATCCTACCGCCCTCTATAGTGTATTTCAAGCCAGACCTAGAGTAGACCTTATTCTTTAGCTGCGCCTTGAGCATCTTGGCCAACTTGCAACTAGAGAACATACAATTATAAAAATGATGCTCTACCCGCAGGAGATCCTGAGAGACGTGAGCATCAAACCTAGAACAATCAAGTTCTATGTAGGCGGGATTGCCATACTTAAGTATGATATCCGACATGACCTTCCCTTTTCCTTTGCTATCAAGCCCCTTCGTAGCGCCTGGAGTGCACATGTAAAACGTACGCTCCAACGCCAGAGTATACCGGGCGAGGGCTGCGGAGTAGACAACACCCCGAAATTGGATAGCTCTAGGGTCGCCGTATAGGCGACGGGAATCAGTGAGTAACTTCTCAGCTTTTACGAACATAGTGACGTTACTATCCCTAGGTTCAAGCTCCCGATACCGAAGTTCACGGTACGCACTATCATACAGCTTGCCCTTAGGCGTCTCTCGACCGTAGTAGTCAAGAACCGCGTCTGGGCCCCACGGAATTGGCTTACCAAACCTTACTGGCTGGTTGATGTTAGTTTCCGTGCCCGAAATCATGTCCCTAGCCTTAAGGCTGAAGAGTTCTCTAAGGAGCCTAATACCAACCGGAGATGGTGTAGGAACCTCAAAAGCAACACGATTTCGAAATGCTGCGTATTCATTGTGTGAACAAGCTCTGTCAACGTAAAGCTCGACATCATCATCTATGTCCACATCAATGGGGAGTTTATAGAGTCTCGCCTTCTCTTCACAAGCTGCCCAGTCAGGCGTCTTGTGCTCAACCGCCGTACAACGCATAGCCTTAAAAGCCTGCCCTTGGTGGCACACAGAGTCCACAGGCGGGAGCGCACTGACTGGGCCCCTCTATTTGCGATGAAGGGTTTGCGCACGAAACAGAGGGATCAAGTCCTTCACTGTCGGCGCATACCCACGCTTGAATAAGGAGAAGCGCTTTTCGAGGCTCCCTTCCCTAAACAAGTCACCGCTAGACCTAAGGCCCTTAAGGACCTCTGGCCGCGAGAGAAACTCGGTGACTATGGTGTCAGCCCTAGTATCACCGAGCGCTTGTACCACAACCTTAGCGAGAGAGTCAGGTCCTATCATCTTAAATCTCTCGTCCTCGGCAACCATCGACCTAGCTTTACGCATTGCGTACTCGAGAGTCGTTAGGCTATCCTTAGGGCGCCCCAACAGCTCTACTCCTAGTCGCTGGATGAGCTCTTCAGAGCCCGGTGGTAACGAGGGAGCCAATACGGCTACTGCTCCCTCAAACGCCTCAACGGCATACAGCATCTTGCGCTCTTTCTTCAAGAACGTGCGCGAGACGCTATCTTCCCCATGCTTACCACAGCATTCATCGCACCAGTAGTCATCTCTGGGGCGCAACACCTTAAGGCATTGGGTGCATTGGTACTTGGGGCACTTGCGATCATTAGGAGCCGCAAGTGGGGGGGCTTTCGCCCTCTCTTTAACCTTCGGAGGTTTCGCTCCTACGGTCTTGCGAGAAGCCTTCCTCGCCATAGCTCTGGGCATAACCGCTGGCTTACTGCACGGCGGCGGCGGGTGGGCCTTTACCACAGCCTTCACGACGCCACGATTGGGGCACATCCTAGAGACATGCCCCTCCTGTTTGCACAGAAAACAGGCCCCATTCAAAGGACACTTTGTCAAAGGGTGTCCTGGCGCAGCTCCACACAGTCGACACTTATTGTGCCGGATACGCATACGGCGTTTGTGCACGTGGGGCTTCGTCTTACTGACAGTAACTTGGGTTGGCACCCCAACGCGGACCTGTCGATCCGTGTCGTTTCCCATCGTCGCTGCTTGTTGGGAAGTGTTTGCTCGTAAGCTTGCACTTACTTCCTGTTGCTTGGATGGTGCGGGATTGATA